TGAAAGACGTAACGCTCCCCGAGAATCACGTACTCTCCTAAACAATTTATTTGGTTCTCTTAAATACTGCTTCAACTGTCTTGCAAGCCTGACAGCACTCATTCCTTCACTCAGCCCTGTGTTAATAACATCCCTGATATCGCTTTCCAGCTTTTCTGTTACTTTCCACACTCTTTCTGATAAGTTCAACTTCCCATGCTTCCTGGCAATGAACAGATCCAATTGTACGGCCATTGTTTGACTTAACCTTTTTTTGTTTAAATCTCGTAACTCTGGAAAGTCTTTCAGCCATTTATTTTCATCTCTGGTGTTCCTTTTGTCTGCTCTCCACCATGCTGCATTTACTCCTTTGACAATATCTGCATACAATTCGTCTGTCAACTTTTTTATATATCGTTTCAAAGCTGCATCCAGGTTCCCTGTTCGTGTATATTCACGAGCAATCAAATCAATATATTTGTCAAAGATTTTGTTCATTCTTTACAATTATTCGTACAGATGGGTGATGTCCATCTTTTCGTCATTCTGGATTTCTACCAGTGTTTCTCCCACATCAACGCTCCAACCTAACATCTGAACTCCTTCTTTCTGAGAGGCAATCGCTTTACCTCCAGTTGCAGCTATGATGTTATCGATTCTTTCTCGTTCATCATTTATTGTGAACGGCACAATTTCAACTTCTACTTGTAGCTTGTCTATAGCATCTGCATATTCTGGACGCATGATTTTAAGGAATGCTTTCACTACGTTTACTTCTCGGCTCATCATTTCTTCCAGTCGTCCTGATTCATCCTTTACTTTCAGCTGAGCATCGATGAACATCATCTTTCTGGCCTCTCCACTCATTGGAGTGCTTTTCATTGTTTCAAAGTCAAATTCTGGTAATTGTAAAGTTGTAAAGAAAGAGGATCTTAAAAACTCTACGTGCATTTTAACTGCTTCTGTACTTTGTTCCCAAGTGATAAACTTTGCTTCTGCATTAGCAGGGTACTGAATCACAAGACGATCATAGTATCCTGGCTCCTTTCCTGTTGATATCTTTTCATCAGAGAAAATACCAAATATTGGCTTTGCATTGGCTCTGATGTAATTTCCCATCCTGGACATCGTCCACTCCAATTCGTTAACTAATGGACTTGTGTTTTCCCAAATCGGAAGAGGTCTTTCCACATAAACTGCAGGAATCTTTCCAATAGCAATTTCCTGTTCTTCTCTTGTCCACTCCATCTCTTTTCTGTAAGTGATAAGCTTGTCCTTCGTATAGGAAAGTAGATACTCGACATCCTTTTTGTCCTCTCTCACTTTGTATCCGATGCTTATCGCTATAACATCATCTGTTTCGTCTTTCTTTACATAAATTTGATGTCCTTGCAATGGTGAGTAGTTTTTGCACCGTAGCTTTATATCTGAATCAAACCCGTAGTAATTGTTCGTTTCTACTACTCCGTACCAAAGTGTTAAACTAATACAAGAGGCATATAGATTGTGACAACGTTCAATATTTATTGAGTCGATTCTATTTCTTTCAAACACTTTTTCAAGCATTACTGCTACCTCTTTCTGCCTCTCATCATCTGTATCGTAGTGGTAAATTCTTTTTACAGGCAACCCTACGGCCAGCTCTGTCATACGTCTTACTGCAAGCCTTTGCATAGCAAGAGGAACTCTCGACACGGGTATTGGAGCTCCTTCTCCGTCTGTTAAGTCTGGATACGTTGCTGTATCCATAACGGCATGCTTCATTGGGTTGTATTCTTTTTCCAGTTTCTCCCAACTTGGAATCACTACGTCTGTATCTTTGAGATACTTTATTTGATCTATTAACTGCAAGTTGTCAAATTCTTTCATGATGCTAATATATTAATTTTTCTAAATATCTGACGTCTTGCGGTTGGAATGCAGACTTGTTGTGAGTCACTGCATATCCTAAAGCGTCCAGTAAGTGGTCATTTTCTTTTACAGGTACCTCTGCTCTTTTATCCGACCAGACGTAATTTTCTAACTCTCTCTGCAAATTTAATGATTTTTCTGTAACTACAAGAGTGTAACTCTGAACATATTTTATTCTTTCTACAACTCTCCACTTTTTTACTGGTTTAACATTGAACTCTTTTGCAAGGTCACTAACAAGACGGGCATCCTCATTGTCTGCTACAATTAGGTCTGTTGGCCGTACTCGTGTTCTTAGAATTTGTTTCAAAGCATCCTGTGACAACCCCCGTTGGTAGAGGATTTCTTCAGCATATATTATTCTGCGTTTTTCATTGATCGCTATTTTTACCAGTGCATCGTAGCTTGTGCTGAATCCAAAGTCAAAGCCGTACCAATAAGGAAGTAACTCGTCAAACTCTCCAATCCTCCAGTCTGTGTAAATTGCATTTTCAACACTTCCGTACTGGCCAAGCCCCCGACTCCTCCATTTGTTTGCCCAATATGTATTTTTGATATTATCTTCTTGATCGTAGTCCTCTCTGTCTGGATCAATGAATCCCCGTTCTTTGTAACTTTCTATTTCTCGCACTTCATTCTCATCCAGCTCCTCATTGTCTTTGTAAGTAAGAATTATTTCTTCAACTCCTTCTCTCCCTTTAAACTCCTCATCTATCCAGAATCTGAAGTCTGGGTTATAGTCAAAAATCACACGCTTTGCTCGTGAGGTAAACTCTCGGACTTCATCAAACTTACATTTATTTGCTTCGTTAACAAAGACAACATCACTTCTCACTCCTTTTCCTACGTCCTCTTTATCCAGCCCTAAGAACTGTATGATCGAGCCATTATGAAATCTGTAGAGGTTCCCTCCTACAAACTCATCCCTACGAAACACACCCGTTGCTTTCATTATCTTCACAAAGTCAGGAATAAGCCCAACTCTCATCTTTGAAAGCTCTGCTGAAATAATAAAAATTCTAAGGTCTGCTACTGCTCTTGCATAATCTATAAGAATCATGAGGATGGAGATCGTTTTCCCTGCTCCTTGTCCTCCCTGTACGATCCACACCCTCTCTTTTAATGCTGCTATTTTACGTAGTGCCGTTGTTGGTTTCATCGCCCTCAACAAACGGGTTAAACGTTAGGATTCGTGTTGCTTCTACTTTTACATCATGCTTTTCTGCTTCGTTTAATCCCAGTAGTTTGTTCTCCGTTTCTATGACATTCCTGCATTCTCTGTAATCTTCAATCGTGTAGTTTTTGACATACAAATCTGACAGCCTTGCTAATTGTAAGGTTAGCTTTTCTTTTCTGTATTTTTCTCCGAATACTTTCTCAATGTCTTGCTTTGCTCTTGCTAACAAGTTATCTACTGACCGACTGCTGATTCCCCACTCTCTTGCAGCATATCGCAAAATAAAAGGTCTTGTCGCTCCTTTTATAACCATGTCATACACAGTGGCTTGTCGCAGTTTCATTTCTGCATTTGTAGCTTTCCTTCCTTTTTTTTCTATGCTGTTGTTAGTTCGCTCATCCATTGCTTGTGGTGTTCATATAAATTTTCATCATTAATTATCAAGAAATTCTCTATTCTTGGGTTCTCCGACCAGTTTGCTGATCCACTTACTGTAATGTATTGGTCTTTGTATTTTATAGAAAACGTCTTTGCATGGGAGTTCACTTCTTTGAGTGCCACATTCTCCCTTCCTTTCATTGCTCCTACCAGTCCTGCATAAAGTGCAGGATTGGCTGGCTTTAGTGTATCTGAGAATACAATTGTCAGCTTTCTTAACCTTCCGCTGTCCAGTGCATCTCTCAGCCGTTTTATGTTTGCTTTTGATATGGTCCAGGTTGCTAAGTACATATCTTCAATCTCTCCCCATGTGTTTAAAGCATAAGTGAAAATACTACCACAATCTGATGTTCCATTTGTCTTTATAGCGAGGTATTCGTTTTTATTAGGAAACCCTCCTACATCTTTCATTAGTTTTTTAAAGACATCATCACGAGTGGTTACTCTCAATTCTTGCCGTCTTTCCGCTTTCCTGGTCCTTATGTCCATTTTGTTCTTTGTACGTACTGTGTGTGCTTTTTCGTATGTGAACAAATCTTCCATCATTTTATTCTACTAAATAATCCGTTTCTGCATAAACTTGCATATATCGGTTTGTGTGAACTACACATCCACACTTCGTGATGAATGTGCTTCGAGTTTCATAGCTTGTGCTTACTGCTTCCGAAGAAGTTAGA